TGAGGCTGAGCTTCTGGCAGGTTAAAATGGGGAGAAATTTCTCATTTTAACTTGTACTAAATCTTGACATAGGACCATTTCATATGTAACCCCTTTCCGGTGAACAATGCACCCTTGTCTATGATTTTTATATATTGTACCACAGACAAGAGCAAAAAGTCACTAAATTACACCGGGAATGGTGAAACTCCGGTACGATCAAAGTATTCTTTTGCGCTTTGGCGTGTGCTATCAAAGATAACTTTTCCGTCAAGTGAAATCTGAATCGGTCGATTATTTCCTCCACCCATTTTCACAAGCGGCTGAATCACTTCCTTTACCGCCTGTGCGACTCCGACAGAAACAGACGATACAATCTGATCGTTATTCATTACTGCCGTATGACCGCCAAGAGTACCGACAAGTTCCGGTCCCGCTTCTCTCGCAACGAACATCTGTCCCATGTTTGGCAATCCACCGACTGCGTATTTCTTAATCGGTTTCCAACTTCCACCGGAAAATACGCCGCCATCAGCTTTCTTTGTACTCTTTCCTGTAAGTCTAGCCGTGAAGTCTAATACTGCATTTTTAATTCTATTCACAAAAGAGGTTATGAGTGCAGTGAATCCACCAAGTCTTTTGTTTGCAGGCTTTATATTATCAGTTACCCTCGTCAGAGTGCCTGTAAAGTGATCTAATGTCTTATCACTTCTTTTAATCTTGTCCTTATTTGCAATAAGCTCCGCGGTGTAATTGCTTACCCTCTTGTATTTGTCAGGTATTTTATCTTTGTTTCCTGTTAAACTAGCCGTGTAATTTCCCAGTGTTTTATCACTTGACTTTATCTTGTCCTTATTTTTGGATATATTTGCAAGATAATTGCTTAAAGATTTATTCTTGGTTGGAATAACATCTTTGTTTTTCGATAAATTTGCTGTAAAATTCTTTAACGATTTATCACTTAGTTTTATTCCATCCTTTCCCTTTTCCAATCCTGCCGTAAATCCTTTTAGTTTTTTGTTTTTAATTTTGTCATCAGCAGATATTATTTCTGCTTTTAGCTTTATTTTCTGCGGCTTTGATTTTGCATACTCGCTTACCACAGAAGAAATTCCGGAAATTGGACGGTTGGATACAACTTTTTTCTTATTTTCCGCTCTTACCCTTGCATTTCTTTTTTGCGTATTCGCAAACCTGCGCGCTTCATCCGGCATCCCTGCTGTTGATTTCTTTTCTGCTTCTTTTTTTTCTTTTTGTTTTCTATACCAATCCGTATTCTCAGCCAATCTTTTTTTGGACTCGTCATCTAAAGGATAAGCATTTTTTTTGACCTTGTTTTTTTCTTGGCTTTTTGGAACTTTAAGCGTTTTCTTTTTTCCATCCCATCCGGTTACTGTAACCTTTTTTCCAAGCATCAAGTCAACTTTTTTCTTAAAGTCCTTGATTGTTTTTTTCATTTTATCGCTTTTTTCAACAAAAAACTTTCCAAGAGAAATTCCAACTGAAACCGTTACTCCTGCAAGCGCAAAATATGGATTTCCGCCCGACATATAAAATGCCGCCCCGCCAGCCGCCAATGCTTCAACAACAGAGGATGTGAAATCTGTCTTTTGTTCAGACAATTGAAAACCTATAGTTGCAATAAACGCTGCCAATCCAAGACCGTTGAGTTTGAAAGTCTTTCCACCTTTTCCGCCTTTTCCTCCGCTTGTAAACCCTAGTATGGAGCAAAGTGCAGACGATACTATAGGTGCAAGCTTACCGCCGGTAAACATAAGTATTGTAGCAAGGCTTTCCGGTGTTAGATTCTTTAAAAATGTTTTTAATCCGTTGAATACATCTTTCCAGCTTAAATCATCAAAGAATCCGCGGACAAACTTCCAAAATCCATCAACCCATCCGTTGATAGCTTCTGCGCACTGTTTCCACTTAAACTTCTTGAAAAACCGATTAAATCCATGCGCCACATTTTTACCAAATGTTTTAAAATCAAATTTATCCGTAAATCCCTTTGATGCGAATATTGCAGTATTCAACGCTCCTGCAATCACATCTGCGGTTGCAGTAAATACGCTATTTCCTTTTTTATCTTCCGAAAACAAACCATTAAGAAACTCCGCAAGCCCTGTTCCGAAGCCGGAAGCTTTAGCATATATTTTATCCCATTCAATGCCACCAACGGCTATTACAAGGGCATCTCTGATAGATTCTCCGAGTCCTTCAAGGTCTTTGATGTCGCTTTTGAATTTCTTAAAAATGGTGTCAGTCTGAACTAGTTTTCCGGTATCTCCACCACCAGAGCCACCAGAACCAGAACCGCCACCGCTTCCACCGCTTCCACCACTTCCAGAACCGGAAGTATTATCTTTGCTCTGCTTTGAAATAACCTTCAATTCATCAAATGCACGAGTTGCCTGTTGGATTTCCTTTTTTGCTTTCTTGGCATTTTTTGCGATACCGCCTGTGTTTTTCCCTGCGTTTCCTGCGGCATCGCTTAAATCGTCCATGCCATCAGACGCGCTTCCAATATCGTCAGCAAGACCGCTGATTCCTGCTCCTTTGCTTGCTTCATACTTCCATCCGAAGATAGAACCTAAAGCATTTGTTACCATTTCCGCAAAAGAAATAACCTTCTGCAGAACTGCGTTAAGTACCTTGATAAACGGCTTAAATGCATTGATTAAACCACCACCAACAACCGCTCCAAGTGCTTTGAAGTTCTCTTTAAGCATGGTTATCTGGTTATGCCATGTATCGGCTGTACGTGCGAAATCTCCGGTGATATTGGTTGTATGCGCAAGCACATACTGATAACGCAACATGGCTTTTTCAGCCTGCGTCATTGAAGAAATGTTCGCATCAAGTCCTTGCTTTAACGCCCATTCCTTTAATGTTGCCTGTGTCAAGTCGATACCATAACGCCGCATAGGTGCCGTAGTACCGGAAAATACAGATTGCAGACTCTTGGCAATATCTTCTTGGCTCACATCATAGAATGAAGCCATATCTCCGGCTAATTCTGTCAACCGGATAGACATTTTTGCCATTTTCCCTTGCGGAATATCAAGGGCAGTTCCCATTGCTTGGAAACGGCTTGCAAACTGTTTCGCAGACAATTCAGACATACCAAATTTTTCAATGGATGTTTTTGCGAAATTGTTAATTAGACTTTCATACTGCCCGAATGTCTGCCTTACAACGTTCTCAACCTCTGTCAGTGAGGATGATATGTCAATGGCATCTCCAAGTAGCCTAAATCCGCGGAATAAAGCCCAGTACGTTGCATACACTTTTCCGATTGCTGACGCAAGAGAAAATGACTTGATCCGTACACTGTCGACATTTTTACCAAATAAATTCATCCCACTTGATGCATTGCTGGTCGCACTCCGTGTCCGCCCCAATCCTGTGGAGAGATTTGCCAAAGCTTCCGTCATACGGATGATGTTTCCGCTGACATTTGGTGCACTTGAAAGAGTAACGAACAACTCTTTCAGATTCTTCGCAAGCAGAGGAATGTTATTTACTGCTCTTCCAGATGCCACACTACCCAGTTTTCCAATGGCGGCAACCATTTGTGAAAGATTGATCATATCAAAGCTAAACGAGCCTATCTGATTCATCTGTCGAACAAAATTCTGCAACTGTGCAGAAATCGTAGGCAGATTCTTTGTAGCCTGTGTAGATGCTTTGCCTCCAAGCTTTGCTATTGATGAGATAACCCCCGTCATACTGGCTGTATCAAAATTTACAATTCCAAGTTCATTTATCTCTTTTGCAAAATTTCTCAAAGTAACCGTTAACTCCGGTAAATTTCGTGTTGCAGTCACTATTGTTTTGCTACCGAGCTTACGAATTGCTGCAGCAACAGTCTCTATGGAAGATGCCGCAGAACTATCAACTCTGATCTCAGATAATCTTCCTCCTAATTCCGTCATGCTGCCTTTAGCAGTTCTCATATTTTGTGATAAATTTGATATCGTAGTCGTTAATGACCGGAAGCTGCTATTTGCACTATTAGCACTGGCCACGATATTTCCAAAAGAAATGTTATTGAATCCACTCAATGCCGTTTTCAAAGAAGTGAGCCGACTTATTAAATTGTTAATAGCGGCTGTGGCATTATGAGCATCAGATGTGATCTGTATTTGTAAACTTTCTAACTCCATTGATTTACTACACCACCTTTTAGGGTTTGTGCTCTGTTCTCAATGGAATCTGGCATCTATATATAATGAAAAATGCCGTAATACCTCGGATTTTTCCTTGTACTACGGCATCTTGTGCTCTCTTTTAAATTATACAATGATTAATATGGCTATTGCAATTGCTTATGATGGAAAATCAACAATCTTCCCGTTATAAGAATGTTCAATTTCACGCCGCCGTAACTCAATCGGGATCATAAGAAGTGTAAACGCCTGTACACGGGATTCACCATCTTTATTTTTCTCTGACCATGTGATAAAATCATCAAATGTCTTAATATTTGGGTACTGCTTTCCTATAAAAGCTTGATATTCTAATAAGGTTTGCCTGGTTTCTTTCATGAGAAGTTCAAACACACTTGAAACAATCCCTGATTCGTTCTTCTTTGAATTTATGTAAATGCGACCATCTGGCGCACACAGGGCAAGTTCGTCTTTAATGCTCCTCTCGTCTAAATGATGCACCGGCTCAAAATCGAGCGGGTTTAACTTTTTAAAATTGATAACAACGATTTTACCATTACACAGTGTTTTTCTACGATCTAACATACTGCACCTCCAATCAGTGATAAAATATCAAGAACATATACCGTTAACATAATACCAAATCCAACTTTTGCCGCCTTACTCCTGCAATTTTTCCAAAAATCAATCACAATAATGAGCAGCAGTACATTCATAATAATCAATGGAATAATAAATCCAACCTTTAACATATATAATCACTCTCCAATCATTAAATATTTACAACAAACGAATGGCATGTGCCATGATATTTGCGTAGGCAACGTACTTCATAATTCTTAATAATCTCACCAGCCCCATGAATTTCTCCCCATTTACGCCCACATACAGGACAACGGATATCTTTTCCTACAATCATTGCCTGTGGTAATTTCTTATTCATACCTCATCATTCCTTTCTTCATAACCCGATACCGGCAATCTGTGTATCTGATCCAGCTATAGCTTCTGCCACATCATAATCAAAGCATTGTTGTTAATTCTGTGTAATGTCCATCTCATTCAATTTTGGCAGTAAATCCTTACTGGACAATTTCTTTTCTCCTAAAATTGGAAGTTCGGCAGCAGTAAGCGCATGTCTGTGTTCTTCATGCGGAACCGCTTCTTCGATAGAAATTGCATCCTTATACGATAACCAGTTCTTCATAAGGAAGATCCCGGAAGGTGGAGAAATCTTTCCTCCTAACATTGCCTGCTCAAGAAACGCACCGATAAAAGCTTTCGCAGATTGTATTAATTCTTGTCGGTATGAACTGCAATCCTCACCATTATTCCATCGGAAAAGTGTTGTTCTGCTGATATGCAATGCCATACAAAGAGATTCCACTCCCGGTCTAATGCTTGATCTCTGGCAAAGATCAAAATAATCATCAATCCGCTTAGCAACCTCTTCATCCGTTTTTGGTCTGCCTAATTCATGCAATTCCCTCAGTGATGCAACAATTTGTTGTACTGCTGCCGGTTCCATATTATCAAGTCCGGCTTGTGGATAATTATTTCTTGCCATATTTTCCTACTTTCTGCCGTCATTGGCTGTTAATTATTTTTCATTATCTTTTTATGATGTTACTTATGCCCGTCCAACTTAGCCTTTACGCCCTCTTGCGATTATAGAAATTATGTATCTTTCTGTGACAAGAGCCGCACAAAGTGCATATATCTGTCAAAACATCCTCATTCCCTAAATTTTTATAAGTGACATGATGCACTTGCACACTTTTGATTTTCTCTATAGGTCTGCCGCACATTACACAGCCTTGATCAATGGCTATGCGTTCCTGTCTCTTCTGCTCCCATTCATCAGATTTCATATATTGTTTGTATTCTTTACTTTGTTTGTTCATTATAAATCCTCTCAAATTCTTCCAATTCCGTCATAACTAAATTAACAATAAATTTGCATCGATCATACTTGGTCGTTAATTCATCAGCCTCATCGACTATGCTTTTCCAAAATGCCGTATCATCTGTTTTGACTCCATCAATATACTTTTTGTGAAATTTCCATACATCCCCATACATTGAAAAATAGTCCATCATCTACACCTGCTTTCTAAAAACGTTACAAGAAAATGTGATTAAATCTAATTTTAATAATCTCTGTATTTACTGATTTTACTGTATTTGTGCAAAATATGCATTTTTCATGTGACATTCAAAAAATAACTCTTATAAGAGGGTTACATATTATTTGCACATTTTGCACATTTACTAATCAAATGGAAGTTTTGTATCATCGTCAACCGTTATAAAATCATCGTTGACAATATAACCCTTAACAATATTCTTGACTGTTTTCCCTTCTACTGTTCCGGAATTTGAAAATACACCTTTGTTCTTCAATTCCGCGAAAAAATTTTGTTTGTTCTCTGTACCATATCCATTTGAATCACACCACTTGGCATATACATCGTATATATCTTTCGCCTTACTGTTACGTTCTGATTTTGTTAGGCATTCATTAATAAAGCTTCCTATCTTATCAGAATCACTCCTGTATACCTCTGTTGCATTTTTTACAGCCTCTGGTGGTTCTAATCCCTCTTTTCGATACAACCGCAATCCCTCGATACACCAATTAAGAATCCCTGATAATTCCCGTTTTTCCCGCAATCGATCTTTCAAATGCTTGTCCTGTTCATGCGGTTCAAAATGCCGGTCAAAGCTGATCACATTGATTCTTCCACTTGAAAACACTGTGTCATCCGTAATTGTTGGAAGATAATTCGTGTTAATGACTAACTTAAACTTAGGGATAAATTCAAATTCACGCTGATGCAAATGTCTTGCTGTAATCGAATCACGTCCAAGCAATGACTTTAATAGTGCCGTATCAAATAACATTCGCTTCGGCGGTTCTGATGCATTCACAAACCGACATCCGGCCAGTCTCGCCACATCACCGGACGCCTGACGGCTATCAAGGTTCTGTTTTACTGCCAGTGTTTCCGGCTTCATGGTCAGAGCATAATCCCCCAAAAGATAAATCAGGGTTTCACAAAATGTAGATTTTCCATTTCTTGTTGTGCTTCCATAAAGAATGAAACATGTTTCTTCCTGCGTATTTCCAGTCAGCGACAATCCGGCTATCTTCTGGAGGTAACGAATTTTGTCACGATCTCCCTGCATGATTTCAAGTAAAAACTTTTCCCATTCGTTACACACTGCTGCCGGATCATACTCGACATTGCAAATTTTTGAAAGAAGCAAATCCGGATCATGCTTTCTAAACCGAGTGGCATTTTCTGATAGATCAAGGGTTCCATTTTGCAGATTAAGTAAATAATCATTGGTGTCCAACTGTTCATTTGTAAAATAATGAATGTCCCGGCTGTCCTTTAACATCGCATCTCTGTTTCGAAGATTGCATAACGGAGTTACCGCTTTTAAATATTTTCCGTCTGCATCAACATTCACCGCATACCGGACAAGTGCATCTGACAGCAATTTGCCAGACTTCCGGGCGCTCAATCCCTCAATATCATCACCCCAGCGTTTGCCGTCATATCTCATAAAATCTTTTCTTGACGGATTGTATCGATGTTGATTCTTAAAAACTTCAGCAAATAATCGGCCAAAACCTTTGTCTGTTGTTTCATATTGCTCGGCGTGCATCTCCTTAAGAATGGTTTCCAGTGATTTCCCCTTTTGGCTCACAACATCCGCCCGTTTTTCTGTAACGGAATTTATCATCTGTTCAAATTCCTGTTTACTATGCCCTGCTTGAAAATAATCCGATATATCTGCTTTAGGGATGTCTGGCATAGGAACAATTATCCTTGCGCTCTTTGCCACATTCTGCACATCATGCAATATAGCATTAGCCGAACTCACACCGGCATCGTCATTATCAGCTAAAATGATCACATTTGCATTTCGCACAATACCGGCGATTTCAGGATTCCAATCATTCGCCCCACCGCAACAAAATGCCGCATAACCGCGTCTGTTCAACGCATTAGTATCTTTTTCACCCTCCACGATAAATACAGGCATATCGTCAGCTACCGCTTTGTTTATGGCTTTAATGTTACCGTATATCGCCTTAAAAGATTTTCTTGGTGTATTTCTTGGTAATCCATATGTAAAGCGATCATTCGCCAATATTCCATATATGAATTTCTTACCACTTAAGCGAATCTTAGTATAAGCATAAGAATCGTTACAAGAAACGTAATTATAAACAGCCTCAATTTTACGCTTTTCTCTGCTCTCAACATAAAATCGCCAAGTGCTTTGTTTTGGAATCTCCGAATCATAAAATGTATCTTTCTTTTCGAGTCCTGCTGCCGATAAGATATTGTCAAGAGTACAACCGGCATGGCATCGAAATAACGTACATTTTTCACCTTTGGTAATCGTCAACGACGCTTGCCTGTCATCATGTGCCGGGCATTTACATTGCGCTTTATCACTGTATCGCTTCGTAACCTGAAAATGTTGTAAATTATTCTCATAAATCTCCGTACCTGTCACACGCAACACCCCATTTCCATCAAAGCGTGTCGAATCTCATCACATTGTTCATCAAGTGCCTGCATCTGGCATTCGTAATCATGCCATTCCTTACTGTTCCCCTCACACCCGGCTTGCAGGTCGAACAACTTCCCACGTTCCGACATTAAAGTTGCCTGCATATCTTTTAACTTCTGCATCTCCATTCTTTACACCTCAATTTCCGCATTCCCGTGTGAATATGGTTCTGATATATAAATTTCCGGATTACGATGCTTGTGAAAAACAATTGACAAATCCTGTATTTTCTCCTCTGCGACTGCAAATGTCATAGTAAACATTTCATTACTCAAATCGCATCCGATAAAATTATCACTGTTCAAATTATGTAATTGTGCCCTTTTCTGTAACAGTTTTAGCTGCACTCTCGTTATCTTCATATCTTTATACCTCAACTTTCTCGGGCATCTTATAGCCAGTCAACTTACAAAAAGGTTCTGCAAATATAATATAGCTATATTGTTTCGACCCCGGTCTCTTATAGGCAATTCCAAAATCAACCATTTTATTTTGGAGCAACAGCCGTAATGTTTGGCAATCCATTTTTAAAACCCTCGCTGCTATTGCAACAGGGATTACACCTCTTTGAATCTCTGCCATAGCTTCACCGCCTATTCTGCAGCTAATTCATCAATAATTTTAAAGATTTCAGTTTTCTTTTCTTCTGTTAGTTCATGCCTTAAAGCTTTTGAGAATGCAGTATCATGTGCATAGCCTAACTTTTCGGCTATTTGCCATAGTTTCACATTTTTCTTTTTGGCATTCTCTCTAATATCAAGATTTCTCATTTCAGCACCTACTTTCAATATAATAATAGCAATAAGTTTTTCTTGACGAACGTCCGTTACAAGATTATAATAATAGCAAAATCAAGTT